TTACCAACAAATGAAGAAAGAACTGCTGTATGTTGTTTGTCATCCCTAAACTTGGAGTACTATGATGAATGGAAAAACCATCCTCATTTTCTTTGTGATACCGCTGAAATGCTTGACAATGTTCTTCAGTATTTTATTGATAATGCTCCTTCCACCATTGAACGTGCAAGGTATTCTGCCAGTCGTGAGCGCAGCATTGGTGTCGGTGCTTTGGGCTTTCACGCTTATCTACAACGAAAAGGTGTGGCTTTTGAAGGAGTGATGGGTAAAGTTCTAAACAATCAAATTTTCAAACATATTAGAAAAGGATTAGATGATGCTAACCAAATTCTTGGTCAAATACGAGGTCCCGCTCCTGATGCTATCAGCTCTGGNCAGCGGTTTAGCCACCTTATGGCTATTGCTCCAAATGCTTCTTCGTCTATCATTATGGGAAACACTAGCCCTTCTGTTGAGCCTTATCGTGCTAATGCTTACCGCCAAGACACTCTCTCGGGATCTTTTCTAAACAAGAATCGTTGGTTGGATAAAGTAATCAGAGATTACCTAACAGGTGGTGATTCATCTGAGCAAACTCTTGAAGAAGGTGAATACAATGACATTTGGTCATCTATTATTGCTAATGATGGTTCTGTGCAACACCTAAATTGGATGGACGAAAACACAAAAGCAGTATTCAAAACATCTATGGAAATTGACCAACGATGGGTAATTGAATTGGCTGCTGACCGCCAACAATACATAGACCAAGCACAGTCATTGAATTTGTTCTTTAGACCAGATGCACACATTAAATATATTCACGCCATTCATTTTATGGCATGGAAAAAAGGACTTAAAACACTTTACTACTGCCGTTCGGAAAAGATTGGTAAGGCAGATAAAGTATCTAAGAAAATTGAACGACAAGTGATTAAAGAACTTGATATGGTTCAAGTAGCACAAGGGAACGATTGTATTGCCTGTGAGGGATAAAAATGTCACATATTGTCGCTAATCTTCCACCAATAAAATGTTTTGTTCGTAAAGAGTTTCTCTATGACTTTGAGAAAGGCCATGGAGAACTTGAACCTTGTTGGTGGATAAGTATCAAATCATTACGAGGACAAGCTTTTCGTATTGAGTCTTATCTAAACAACTATGGTGCATTGTACGACAAACTACCATTACATGCATATTGTTGGAAACCAATTGAAGGTGAACCATTAACATTAGATTACTTACAACTATGGGACAGTTTATCTTATGACATAACAGTTATTAAAAAAGCACAATTACAATCAATGAAGTGTAAGTTTAAGTTGAAAAATGGAGATTGGCAATATGGTGTTTATATGTTTACAGTTGATTCTGCTCATCCTGATTTTAACGTACTTGATACAGGGTTTTCTGAAGATATCGAGGACCACAAGTCTTATAATTTCATCATGTGTGATAATGGGCAGTTTGCTGCTCAGCCAAATAATCGTTTAATCGTATTTGAACCAAGTAGCAATCCAAAAGAACTAAAACACCCAGACTTTAAAGTAGCAACCAAACGATGGTCAGTTGAAACAGATTCAAAATGGGCATTAGGTGATACAAACACAGTAATGTACGAACAAGTAGAAAAGAAAGAAAATAAATGAAAAAGATATTAAGATTTACAGCATCATGGTGCGGTCCATGTAAAGGTCTAGCAATGACACTAGCGAACATTGAAACAAATATTCCTATTGAAGTTGTTGATATTGACGTACATACAGAAATTGCAACAGAGTATGGAATTCGTTCCGTACCAACTTTAGTAATGTTGGATGGTGATATTGAAATGAAACGAATGACAGGTGTAAGAGCCGAGAATCTTATGAGAGAGTGGATAAATGGTTAAAAGAGAAGTACTACAAAAATTGACAGAAGAAAGAAACTATTTCAAACCGTTTAACTATCCTTGGGCATATGATGCTTGGTTAAAACATGAACAATCACATTGGCTTCATACAGAAGTTCCAATGATGGAAGATGTTAAAGACTGGAAGAAAAATCTAACGGCAAGTGAAAAACAATTTCTGACACACATCTTCCGTTTCTTCACACAAGGTGACATTGACGTTGCTGGTGGTTATGTAAAGAATTATCTTCCATATTTTCCACAACCAGAAGTTCGTATGATGTTAATGGGTTTTGCTGCTCGTGAAGCATTACACGTTGCTGCTTATTCACATTTGATTGAAACACTTGGTCTACCTGAAACAACTTATAACCAATTCTTAGATTATCAAGAAATGAAAGACAAACACGATTATGTGTTAGACATTTCTTCTAAGAATGGTGATGCCGCCTCAACTGCAACCCATATCGCCGTGTTCAGTGCTTTTACTGAAGGGATGCAGTTGTTCTCCTCTTTCATTATGTTGCTTAATTTTCCACGTACAGGCAAGATGAAGGGTATGGGACAGATTGTTACTTGGTCTATCGTTGATGAAACTATGCACGCCGAATCAATGATTAAATTGTTTCGTACCTACATAGAAGAAAACAAAGAGATATGGAACGATGAACTTAAAGGCCGTATTTACAGCATTGCAGAAAAGATGGTCGAACTGGAAGATAAGTTTATTGACCTCGCCTTTTCTATGGGCGCTATGGACGGTCTATCTAGTGAAGATGTCAAGAAGTATATCCGTTATATTGCTGACCGGCGTCTTATATCTCTTGGTCTTAAAGGTATTTTTAAAGTAAAACGTAACCCACTACCATGGGTTGAGGAAATGATTAACGCACCAACACACACTAACTTCTTTGAAAACAGAGCAACTGATTATGCTAAAGGCGCATTATCAGGAGATTGGGGTGATGTTTGGGCTAACTAAAAGGAAATCAAATGACAACAAAAACAATAACAGCAGAATGTCATAGTTGTGAATCTAGTTACGACATAGTTTATATGGAAGAATTAGTATCTGAAAATTATCCAGAGATTTGCCCATTTTGTGGTGAACACATTGAAGAATTGACCGAAGAAGAATATATAGAGGACGATGAACTCAATGATGATGAAAAATGGGACAACTAAATTGGTTATACAATGATACAGATTTTACAGAAGATTTAATTGGTGATAATTATGGATTTGTTTACCGGATTACCAACATGGTAGATGGTAGACAATACATTGGTAAGAAATTCTTTTACACATCCAAAACAAAACAAGTCAAAGGTAAGAAGAAACGATTCAAAGTTTCCTCGGACTGGCAAACTTACCACGGTTCTAGTGACATTTTACAAAAAGATGTTATACTACATGGCCAAGATAACTTTAAAAGAGAAATCATCCACTTATGTAAAAGTAAAGGGGAATGTGGTTATCTTGAAGCAAAGGAACAGTTTGTGAATGGTGTGTTAGAAAGTGACAAGTATTACAATAGCTGGATTATGGTTAGAGTGAGAAAGTCACATATTAAAGGATTACAATGTTAGCGTATTTTAAAGACATGACAGACTTTGATGTTTTGTTTTGGTTACCAACAGACAAAGAAGATGTGATGAAAGTTGAGAGTTGTAGGTATAAAATACCAGGTGAACAAATTGGTGGTAGCAAATTAGGTCCAGAATATCACATTGTAGTATTTAAGTTTGATAATAAGACTGGAACTTATGAACATGATAGTTGGGATGCCATACTGTCGGATCCTAGAGTTTATGTTTCTGGATTAATTCCACAATCATGGTATGGGTTTGTGGCCAGAAAAACCACAGAATCCCAAGAATTTGTTGATGACATACTTGACAAGATTAAAAATATCTGATACAATGTCACTTTATTGAAACTATTGAAAGTTTATTATGATTCTCGTTGACCTTAATCAGGTTTTGTTGGCTGGCCTCATGGCACAAATCGCCAATGCAAAAAATGTGAAGTTGGAAGAAAGTCTTATCAGACATATGATCCTGAATATCATCAGGAGTCACCTAAAGAACTTCCGCAAAGAATATGGCGAAGTTGTGTTGTGTTCTGACAACCGTAAGTACTGGCGCAAGGAGTTCTTTCCTTTCTACAAAGCCGGTCGTAAAAAATCACGCAAAAATTCAGACTTGGATTGGCATCTTATCTTTGATATGTTGGCCAAGTTTAAGGTTGAACTCAAAGAAAATTTCCCATACAAAGTAATTGATGTTGAAGGTGCAGAAGCTGATGATATTATTGGCACTCTTGTACCTCGCCACATCATGAATGAAAACATCCTGATTATTTCAAGTGATGGTGATTTCTTACAGTTGCAAATGTATAATGGTCGTAGTAAATACTCCGTTAAACAATATAACCCTACACAAAAGAAATTCCTCATTTCGGAAAATCCATTGGATGAATTGAAGCAAAAGATTATCACCGGTGATAAAGGTGATGGTATTCCAAACATTCTTTCTCCAAGTGATACCTTTGTCCGTGAAATTCGCCAAAAGGTGATGACGGAGGCTAAACTTACCAAATTCATGTCGGAACACTATACCGAATATGATGAAAATTCTAAGATTGGTTTTACAAGGAACCAAACATTGATTGACCTGCGTAATATACCAGGTGAAATACAAAGTGAAATTATAAATAACTATGAAGAAACTGTCCCAGTTAAAGGAAAATTACTGGATTATTTTATTGCAAATAAATTATTCAACCTAATGGAAGTAATTGAGGAATTCTAATGAAAAGAATATTTGAAGTATTTGATGAGTTTGAAGAAGCATCAAGCAAACAAGAGAGAATGAATGTGATTGAAAGAAATTTATCACCTACTCTTATTAAAGTATTGGAGATGGCTTATCATCCACACATACAATGGAAAGTAAAAGAACTTCCACACAACTATAGATTACCTACTGATACATTGCCAGGAATCACTTATGATAGTTTAGATGCAATTCTACGGCGTTTATATGTCTTTAGTGAAGGTAATATAACTGCTGAAAAAATAACTGTGAAAAGACGAGAAGAATTGTTGGCACAAATTTTAGATTCTATTGAACCCCGTGAAGTAGAAGTTATTGTTGGTATTTTCCAAAAAGATTTAGGTGTTAAAGGTCTTGATTATAAATTTATCAAAGAAGCCTTTCCCAATATGTTACCGTAAAACCATAGGAGTAGTAAGTGTCAAAGTTTGTTGCTAAGTTTCGTAAAAATGATTACGATGATGATTTTTCACCAAAACGCAATCGCCGTAGAGATGAAAAAGCAGAAAAAAGAAAAATAAAGCATAATTATGAAGATTATGATTATGGTAATGGTTATGAATCTTCAAAAAGAAGCAATAAAGTAAGAAAAAGTTACTAATGTTGTAATCCTGCAACACCGCTTGACATTTGAACGAAAAAAGAGTATACTTATCATTCGTTTGGAGTAATATTATGATGTTTCATGTGAATCTACGCAAGTCAAAGCAAAAAAATGTGACAAAAGCCGCTCGTGAGCAATATGAGCAGTGGTTGGCTTCGCACCAAAAACACATAATCAAAAAACTACATACTCCAAGCACCAAATTATCAGTATATTCTTTGTCTGCGCCTCCGGGTCGTGAGACAAAGCACTATCCGTCATTGGACACGGGCTTAGCTAACGCTAGTAAAGCGGAACCTAAGATTTATACAGGTACAAAAGTTATAGGAATTGCAACAATGCACAAATCAAACGCTGTACCCGTGTTTAACAGCGAGCAAGCTGTAGAAATTTCAAGTATGAGGCGATAAAATGAGCAAGGAATTAAAATTTGTTATTGAACTAAAGCGTCCGGTTTGCCGGACACCCATTAAACCTGTGCAAAAACACAAAATTGACACAAAATTCAGCCGGAAAAGTAAACATCCACTGAAAAAATCACTGGAGAATTACAAATGACACAAATTGATGAACAAATAGTACCGGCAGATTTAGTGTGTGATAGTCTTGAGCCTTGGCANCGTCTGGAAAATGTTATGAAAATCTGGGCTGCACAAACCGGACATGATAATGACCAAGATTGGTATAAAAGAATGAAGGAATACTATGAATAAAGTATACAATTACGAAGAATTGTTTCAGGATATTCCTGGAGACCCTGATAATTTTCTTTTCACTATTCCTCCGGAGATGTTGGAAGAAACCGGATGGAAAACCGGTGATACCTTAAATATCTCCACGGAGAACGGAGCAATAGTGTTGTCAAAAAAAGACACAACCGTAACATAAATTTGACAATCTAACATTGCTATGTTACAATACATTATATTGTTAAGGAAGTAACATGGAATTAATTGACTCAAAATCACTTTTGGCCAAGCTGATGGCCACAGAAAATCTGACCATTGAACATCGTAATGTTCGTACAGCATCCTTTGATGTTAAGAATCGTATTTTGGTTATCCCCACACTAGATAAAAAATTATCAGCCTCATTGTATGATCTTTTTACAGGTCATGAAGTTGGCCATGCTCTCTACACTCCAATGGAAGGAATGCTTGAGGCAAAAAGACAAAAAGTTAATAAAGATATTGCCAACGTAGTTGAAGATTGCCGTATTGAACGTAAAATCAAAAACAAATATCCTGGTTTGAGATTACCTTTCCTCAAAGCGTACCAAGAACTGGTTGAAAAGAATTTCTTTGCTACTAAAGGCAAAAACCTAAACCTTATGAATTTCTTGGACCGTCTTAACCTTTATACAAAAGGTGGCGTATCCTTGGGTATTAAATTTGATGATGTTGAACGTAGTCTGGTGAATGATGTTGAAGCAACAGAAACCTATGATGACGTTATTGAAGTTTCTAAACGTATTGCAAAATATATGCAAGAACAGTTGGAAAAACAAAAAGCCAAAGACAAAGAAAAGTCACTTGAAGAAAATGAAGATGATGGCGATGATTTTGACTATCAAGATGAATTAGTAGAAATGGACGTTGATGATGATTCAGAATCAAAACCTAATTCTTCCATTGAAAGTGGTGATGGTGAAGATTCTGATAGTGAAGAAGATACTGGTTCAGGTGATTCGGATATTGATGATGAAAATCTGGAAGATTCACAAAGCGATTCACAAATTCGTTCATTTACCGATGAAGCATTCCGTGAGAATGAAAGTAAGCTGTTTGAATTTGGTGAAGATTATATGTATGCCAATATTCCAAAGATGGATATTGAAAAAGCAATCTATGACTACAAGGCTCTGTGGAAGCGGTACAAATATGATGAAGAATATTGTTCTGTACATACGGAAGTATATTTACAGATTCGCCGTGAATCAAATAAAGTGGTTTCTTACCTTGTCAAAGAATTTGAAATGCGTAAGAATGCCGACCAACTGAAACGAGCCAGCACCGCAAAAACTGGTGACTTGGATATGAAGAAACTTTTCTCATATGGTTTTAGTGAAGATATCTTTAAGAAAGTTACAGTTGTTCCTGGTGGTAAATCCCACGGACTTGTTTTGTTCTTAGATTGGTCTGGCTCAATGGCCGAACACATTGGCAATACTATGAAGCAATTGCTTAACCTTACATTCTTTTGTAAGAAAGTAAATATTCCTTTTGAGGTTTATACCTTTGTTGAGGACATTGATTCGGAATTGAATTATTACACCAAACCTAAAAAAGGTGATTTGGTTGCCAAGAAATTTGGTCTATGTAATATTCTTTCAAGTAGAATGTCGGCTGCAGAATTCACTTATGCTGGTTCTGCTCTTGTTGCTATGTGTGGTTGTGGT